GAGATGGTATTATGGATATTGGCGCAAGTGATGCAAGATTTAAAGATTTATTTTTATCAGGTCAAGTAAATTCTGCGACAATATCAACAACAGGAAATGCAACTTTTGCAGGCAATTTCCATACAACAGCTAGAGCTGCGGTTGGAACAACCCCTCATGCAACTATTAAACTTGATGTTTTAAGTACAGCTGCAGATTGGGCAGCAAGAATAAAAAATTATACTAACAGTGGTTATGGTTTAGCAGTAGATTGTAGCGGTGCGACTGCATCAACTACTTATGCTTTAGCCGCATATAGCGCATCCGGTGGAGGTTTGTTTGTAAGAAATGATGATAAAGTAGGAATTAACTCAACTTCGCCAGCAGCTCTTTTAGAAATTTCTGGTGATGGTGATGCTATAAGAGTAGAATCACTAAACACTGGGTCTGGTGGTGCTCAAGTAGATTTATTACACTTTACAACTTCACCAGCAGATGAAGATACTTTTGCTGTAATTAATGGAGGTGGTTATTATACTGGAACAACAAGTGTTTATGGCACACAAATAAAAAGTATATGGACTGATGTTTCGGAAAGACATAGTAGATTAGAGTTTGTTACTTGCGATACATCTTTAAGCACGGCATTAACGTTAGCTCATGATCTTAAAGCAACTTTTACTGGTGATTTACAAGCTCCACGAATTGGTATTGGTGCTATAAATGCAAGTTTTAATTTATATAATAACGGTACTTCTTATTTTAATGGCGAAACTACAATTGATGCTAATTTAATTATGAGCCAAACAAATGCTCAAATTAATTTCACATCTGGTAATGGAGTTATACAAACAACTACTGCTAGCACAAGTTTAACGTTTGGTGTGAATGGTTCAGAAAAAATGAGAATTCATAGTACAGGAGATGTAATGATTGGAGGAACTGATCCAAGTAGCTTTAATTCAAACGCTGATGATTTAATTATTTACGAAGCTAATGATTTTTCAGGAATTACTTTAGCCGCTGACAATGACGAAGGTTCAAATATTTATTTTGCTGACGGAGACGATAACAATGTAGGTGGGATTACTTATAATCATACCAGTAACTATATGAATTTTAGAGTTAATGGTTCAGAAGTGGCGCGTGTTACTTCTGATGGTTATGTAGGAATTGGGGTAACAAATCCAGAGGGATATAATTCTCATGGTAGAAACTTAGTCGTTAATAGTGGTGGTAATACTGGAATATCTATAATTAGTGGGTCAAGCTCAAGTGGTAGTTTATTATTTGGTGATGGTACTGGTGGTACAGCAGCATATAGAGGAAAAATAGAATATGATCATAGTAATGATGTAATGGAAATTAGAACTGCCGCAACTACTCACGCGCTTATTAATAGCTCTGGAGCTTTAACTATGCTCGGTGATGTTGTGGCTTTCGGATCTCCATCTGACAAAAGATTAAAAGAAAATATTAAACCTATTGAGTCAGCTTTAGATAAAGTAAGTAAATTACAAGGTGTAACATTTGATTGGAAACCATCAGATAGTATATTAGAAATAAAAGAAGATGTAGGATTCATTGCTCAAGATGTACAAAAAGTAATGCCAGAACTTGTAAGAGAAAACAAAGATGGTATGCTTTCAATGAGACATCAAGGTGTAGCACCAATATTACTTGAAGCAATAAAAGAATTAAAAGCCGAAATAGAAGAACTTAAAAAACAAATTAAATAATGGCAGTGCCGGCAACAGGAACACTGTCTATGCAGGACATAGCACAAGAAAGACTAAATAGCACCTATGGTTCTGGATCTGTAACTGGACCTATATCTATGTATAA